GGCATGATGTTACTAACGCCCATTTTTTGCGCAGCTAAATTATACTCGAGCGTGAATCCGATTATGGCAGCCTCATCTCGGTCGGTCATGATTTTGTGCGGGTCCGGAAAGAAACCGTGGTGCGTGGGGTGGGTGACGTTAACCACGGCAGATGCATTCAAGAACGCAAAGCCATTTAAATCCTCCACGTCCGCAGCAATGATGGACATGATCACCGGGTCCTCCATGCGAGTGGTTGGGCTAAAGGTGACATTGGCCAATCGCTTCGCGAATTCGACCTCGTCAGTCGGGCCAAACCCATAAATCTCCTCAAACATGACCCATGTGTCAGAATTGGCAATATTGTGATGGTCGTATGACACTGACATTGTGTGCGCTTTGTACTCTTCCTTAATCAGAGCCTTGTGCTTTGTCGTGCTACGAATGATCCACTCGATGTATTCGCGAAGAAATGGGATGTGTGAGCAGGTGTGACGCAGCCCAAGAGCCGCCCCACGAGCATATCCCAGATTGGGAGCCGGCAACTGTGTAAACCACGGAAAGCGAGCAAAAATGCGCCCCGGTTTGGGGCCAAAACATGTTTGGTTGAGGACGAGTTTGTTGCTGATCAGCGTGTCGCACGGCCACGGCATGCTCGACAAAAACGTGGCTTTCTGGAAATTCAACATGACTTTCGCTTTGACGACCACGCCACGGCTTGACATGGCAGCAACGTACTTCTCTTTAGTGTGCAGCAATGGGTCGCCCTCAACTGCCGCGAGCAAATCGTCTCCCGCACTTTCGGTGGCAAAGTTCGGGACTTTCTTGTTATCATCAAAAATCCAGCGGTGCGTTGACATGCGATTGTCGGCGCGACGGTTCGCGAGCGTGACGATTGATCGGGCGAACACCTCGCGCTCGGCAACAACTGCTGCATCATCCTCAAGAACGTGACCCACTCCTTTCTCGCCAGCAACTATGCGTTCCCGCCGTTTTTCATGTGCTAACAAATGCGTTTCTCGGTCGGGAATGTGAACCATGACATCGGCCCCGGCGAACAGATCCATATACGGGGTGAGATCAGCCGGCATTCCAATCAAGATGTCAGCACCGCGCTCGACTACAGCCAACAACGCCTTGCCTATGAGATTTCGATACATGAACGTCTGCACGTCCGGGTCGAGAGTCGTCCAGGTGTGTGGATGGACAGGACTGAGTGAATCGGCATCGTGAGAATTGCGGTGCGTTTTTCCAATGCAGCGCAGGGTTATGACAAGACTGGGCGGTGGCGCAACCCCCAAAAGCCTGTGAACCGATACATTTGCCACATCAGCGATACTACCAGTGGAGATGACCATGGTCTGGGCAGTGTTGCCGTGAGTCGTGTCTACACGACCGGATGAACGTTTGCGGTGCCGGGCTGAGCCGCCGAGCGACGTGGCGGTGCCCGTGTCGTAAATCGTCCCATTTTTGCCGCGGCCATGCGTGCGCCCGCATTGCCCAAAC